AATGGCAGACAGCCCGGAACCTGACCATTGGATCGTCCACCCAGGCGCAGGACGGCACGGCGGCGCTGACGTACTCCCTGGCGGCGATCGGTGCCCAGCCCGCAGGATCCTACCTCCCCGTCAACAACCCGGTATTTACGGGCACGCTTTCGGGTCCGACCATTTCAGCTAGCACCACAACTTATTCCCCCGCATATACAGGTGGGACCATAACGCTGAGTGGAAACGTAAGCGCCTCAACTGCGAACATCGGGGCGCTAGCTGGAACGGTAGTAGCATCATCGGGGTCTCTATCCTCGCTCTCCGGAACGAATCTCGTCCTCGGAAATGGCTCTACGATTCCGCAATCGACGTTCCAGGCGGCGGGGTCGTACCTCCCTCTCGCTGCCGGGTCCGGGAATCCCCTCAGTGGACAACTCTATCTCCAGGGCGGTACCGGGCTCATATTCAACGGAGCTTCCGGCGTCGGATTTTCGACTGCTGGATCCAACGGAACATGGTTCACCAACACCGTGACGGGAGACCTCGCAATCCGATCCGGATCCGGTGCTCTGCGGATGGGACCGGGGACGGGTGCGGGCGCGTCAACGATGGATCTGACGGCTTCTGGAGTAGAGGCATACGGGGCCGTCAAGGTGGACGGCACGACGACGCTGAACTCCTCACTGACCGGCCTCGCGACCCTGACCTCTGGCGTTGTGGGGGCGACGGTCACGCCCTCCGTGACGAGCGTGACAGCGACAGGAACCGGCACCGCGATCTCCGCGCCGAATGGGGGGATTTCATACAATGGACCGGAAATCATTTTAGATAAGATAATTATCGGAGGATCGTCCTATACACTTTCGGCCCCCCACGCATTCGTCGCATTCATCAGCACCGGAACGGCAGTGAGCATGCCAGCAGGAAGCACAGATGGACAGATGATGATTCTGTCTAATTCTGGGACGGCAAATATCTTGATCAACAATAGGGTGCTTTCGGCATTCAGCTTGCAGACCGGAACATCTAGGACCATGCAGTGGTACGCCGCCGGAAGCGAGTGGTTCTGATGCCTGCCGTGAACGTAGATTTGACCCAGGAGGGCACGACGTGACACCAGGACAGCGCAGCCTACCAGGGACGCATCCAGGCCCAGACCATCTACCAGCTCGCCGTGCAGCACCTCGCGCAGGACACGGCGCTGCGGAAGTAGATTTCGGTTTGGCCTGGGTGTCCGGGCTTCAAATGGAGAGCAACATGCGATTTTTCAAGCTTCTGGCCCTTTTCCTTCTGGTCCTGGCCGGCTATTCCTCGGCCGCCATGGACACCCTTTCCGTCTCCGTCCCGCAGGGCACCGGCGGCTCGATCATCAGCACCAGTGGTCTCGGCATCCTGGGCGCCCTCGCATACTTCTGGCATCGTCGCATGGTGCTCACCAAGCTCCCGGGCCTGGTGGCGAATGCTGTCGCGAACGTGGGTGGAGTGGCGGGTTCCATGGTGGTTGGGGAGGCGAAGCAACTTGCTTCGCAGGTGGATATGAAGGCCGTGGCCCAGGTGGCCACGGACGCCGCGGTGGCGGCTCTGGCTGGTGGGCTGCAGGCCCACACCGAGAACTTTACTGCCATTGCCAAGCAGATGGCTGTGGATGCGGCCGCGGCTTCTGCGCAGCAGGCTCTCGCAGGGTTCATGGCTCGTGTGCCTGGTGCGGTTCCTGTCACCTTGGTGGCACCTGTGGTGGCGCCTGCTTCTCAGGTGTCGTCCGCTGGCAACTTGATGCCTGCTTCGCCCGCCGCCTGATTTTGGTTGGCGTTCATGAGGAAGGGGAGGTCCGGTTCTGCCGGCCTCCCCTTTTTCACATCAGGACCCTGACTTCTTCGTGCAGGGGCGGCTGGTACGTTCGCTCCAGCCAGCGTTTGATCCAGGCCTTCAGTCGATGCCGTCGCCTTCTTCAAGGCCGTGCTCGAGTGGGATCTCCTCACTCGGGTCGCTGTCGGGGTCGATGGTGGGTGAGAGGTCGCGGACTTGCAGCTTCAGGATCTGCTTGTTCATGGCGTCCTTGACGTCGAGGTACTCGATCGCGACGTATCCGCGGCCTGCCTTGACGGCTTCGAGTATGGCGATCTGCTCCTTGTCGTTGGTGAAGAAGACCAAGTTTTCTGCGCTCGTCATGAAGACGAATCCTGGCGCTGCCTGCTCCTGGGTTTCGAGCATCCAGACCTGCGTGACGATCTCGCTGATTTTCGGGGCTTCGTCCGCGTCCACGATGACGCCTTCCTCGATCTCCTCGCCATTCAAGGTCACGTCGCCCACGTCCACGGCGTTCTTGGTCTTCTTGTGGTTGTCCATGCCGATCTCCAGTGGCGCGGGCGCCTTGGGCTCCGCAGGCGCCTTCTTGGCCTTGTTGGTCTTCAGCTTCATGCTGGTCTGGAGGTCGCTGTCCTGGAGCATCTCCGTGCAGAGCTGCAGGCCAGTCTCGACGTCCACGACGATGCGCCGCTTGTTGGGCAGATCGATTCCGACCACGACGAGCTTGTCCCTGTCCTCGAAGCCGAGTGACCGCATCCTGCTCAAGGCTCTGAAGCTGCTTTCAGCTTCGTCCTGCAAGTCTTTGAGCTTCTTCGTGACGGCCTTTTTCTCTTCTTCGAGTCGCAGCGCTTCCGCGATGAGCTTGTCGATTTCGACGCCCATCCTTGTCATCTCGACTTCGGTGAACTCGCACTTGATCTCGCGCTCCTCGGACTTCAGCGGCGTGATGCCGGCTGCCTCCATCCGTTCGCGCACTTCCTGCTCGCGTTCGACCATGTTCATTGCTCTCTCCATTGGTGTGGGTGGTGCTCTACTCGCCGTCGACGATGTCGAGGTGCCCGGGGCCGTTGCCTTCGGGATCCGCCATGATCCAGGCAATGACGTTGATGTCGCCGTGCTGGCTGAACTCGGACTTGATGGCGAGCCCGTAGATCTTGCCGAGATCCGGGTCGTCCTCCTGGACCAGGTGGGTGATCGTCCCGCCGACGAGCTGGAGTAGGTGCGCCTCGGTGCGATCCTTCTTCAGGGCCGTGAGCTGCTCCTGGGTCGAAGGGCCGTCCTCGTCGTCCTTGGCGACTCCCGCTAGGGCCTTCGTCGCGTCGTTCTCGTTGACTCTGGTGATCTGAGGGGCCGCCTCGCTCTTGGGTTTCAGTTTGATCTTGCTGGGATCGACTTTCTCGTCAGGTTTCGTCGTCGCCATCTGTTCTCCTTGGATGCTGTTGTGGTTTCACGAAGACCGCCCATCTCCGTTCTGCGCAGATGGGCGGGCGGCCTACTGGCCAGAAGCGAATGACGTAGAAGGTTTCCTTATCCCTGGCAACCGGTTCGATCCTCCAGTTGTTCCCGTCGGGGATCTTCCTGTTGGCACCACGCGGCTGGGGCGCACCGAGAAGACGTCGCCGCAGACGTGGTGCGTCTTCGGGTGGTTGGCCTTGTGCATGGCGATGGCGTGCATGTTGTGGTTCACGGAGATGTCCGGCCCGCGGCCGAGGGCGCGGCGCACGCCGTCGGCTGTCCCACCGCCTCCACAGAAGAGGTCGACGATCAGGTCGTCCTTCATGCCTCGCGCTTTTCGAAGAATTGCTCGATGTCCTCCAACAACCCATGTTGCTGGTTTCCGAGCATGTGGTCTCTGGCGAGCGCAAGAAGCCTGATCGCTTCCTCGTGATCTGCTTTGCTTTCGGTTGCCGTGATAGGAAACTTCCACCCACGGCCGACTCCTGGGATCTTCTCGATCTTACCCTTCTTCTCGAGGGCGATGAGGGTGGTGCGGATTCCGTTGGTGCTTCGCCCGCCCATGGCCTCGCCGATCTCGCGGATGGAAGGGAACCGGTCGAGGTTCCCGGCCAAGAGCATGATGACGTTGAGTATCCCTGCCTGTTTGCTGGTGACAGGTTTCGTCTTCTTGTCCATTTCAGACCTCGTTCTCTTCCGAGTCGGTGGATTGCAGGATGTCTCGGGCGAGACTCCAGAGCCTTCGTCCGAGCCTCCACGCCTTCTTTCCGAAGTACCAGAGCGCTGGTACGATGTAGATGGCGGCGAACGCTGCGCCTGCCAGGATTCCAACTGCGTACATGGCGGCTGGGTCGACGCTGTCGAGTGGCTGGTTCACTTTTCCTCCTCAGGCCACTTCAGGTCCTTGACCATGTCCTGGTCGAGGTGTGCGCGGTGCTTCCACGCGATCTTGCGGCCCAACGCGAGCTGGAGGGCCGTCAGATCGTTTCCGGTATCCAGGAGCCCCAAGAGGATCTCCTTGTCGACGCTGTTTACATCCTTGGGCGCCTTGGCTTGGATGATTCGGATCGCTGTTTCTGCCGCGATCCTCATCGCTGGCGTGAGGCGTTCCGCTTCTTCCTGGAGCTTCTTCGCGCTTGTTCCGCGGCTGGCCGCCTTCTCCTTCGCGGCGAAGTTGTCCCGGTCCTCGTCGAGATCCTCTTCGGTCCCGATGTCGTCGTCCTTGGGCGTGGCCAGCGTGTCGAGCGCGCGCTCGATGATCTCCTGCTTTTCGATCAGCCGTTTGGCCATGTACTCGTCGAGCGAGCCCTCCATGACCACGTGCAGGATGAACACGACCGCGAGTTGCCCGATGCGGTGTGCACGATCCTCGGCCTGCGTCATCTGGCCGGGCACCCAGTCGAGTTCGGCGAAGATGACGTACTCGGCGGCCGTCAGGGTGAGGCCTACGCCGGCAGGGATGATTCCGCCGAGGAACACGTCGACCAGTCCGGCCTGGAACTTCTCCACGGTTTCCTGGCGGGCATTCAGACTCGTGGATCCGTCGATGCGCACGAACGTCAGTCCGCCCGCTTCGAGTTCCTCTTGGAGCTTGTCCAGGACCTGGATGTGGTGCGCGAAGAGGATGACCTTCTTCCCATCCTCGTGGACCAGTTTCACTTGGTCGATCACGCCGGGTACCTTGGCGATGGCGGTCTTGATCCGTATCGCCGAGAGCATGCTGGCGCTGATTCCCAGCTTCAGCTTCTTCTCTCGCAGGATGATTCGGTGGGCCTCGATGCCTTCGGCCTTGGCGAGCTCGGCGCGGATCTGCCAGGTGCGGAGGAGCTCCTGGTAGTCCTGGAAGATGGACATCTCCTCGTTGAAGATCCGGTCCAACTTGTAGTCGCTTGGATCCAAGGTGTTCACGGTTCGAATCTTTGGTGGAAGTTCCTTCAGGACGTCCGCCTTCAACCGGCGAACCATGAATGCTGCGCGCATTCGTTCCTGCAGCTCCTCGAGGTTGTCGTTCGGTCCGCCGTTTTTGCCCGGGACGCAGTACTGGCGCACGAAGATCGCCTCGTTGGCGCCAAGCCCTTCGGGGTCGCATTCCTTCACGATCGGGAGGCACTCGATCACTTTGTTCGGGATGGGCGTCCCTGTTAGGAAGATTTTCTTCTCGCATGGAATTGGCGTGATCAGCTTGATCAACTTCATCTCACCGACCTCGAGCGTGCCGCCGAGGGCGTAGACCGTGCGGCGCGCCTTCCTGGATTTCAGGTAGTGGGCCTCGTCGAGGACGATGTAGTCCCACCTGGTCTGGCGGATCTCCTTTTCCCATCTGTGCAAGATGTCGTAGTTCACGATCAGGATCTTGCCCGGGGCGAGTCCGCCAGGCCACTTGTCCTTCACCACGATTGCTTCGCTTCCAATCCCTTCGAGCATCCACTTTCGGAGTTCGTTCCTCCAGTTGAGCTTGAGCGAAGCTGGGCAGACGATCAGGGCGCGCAGGTCGCGTAGGTTCGGGTCCTGGTTCATGATCCCGATTGCCTGGATTGTCTTCCCGAGCCCAGGCTCGTCCCCGATTAGAATCGCCTGGCGCTGGCGGTGGCCATGCTGGCCGAAGAGGCGGTCGATCCCGTACTTGATCCCGGCGCGCTGGAATGGCCGGTATTTGAGGCCTGGCGGGACCATCAGGGGGTGGTCGCTGTCCTCGGCGCGTGATTCCTTGAGGAGGCGATCCTTCACCCGATCGGAAAGGGCCTTCACCCAGCGGTAGAAGACCCAGGTCCCTTCCTTGTTCCGCTGCAGGACGTAGCCGTTCTGCTTCATGAGCTCGCGAGCTCCGCGATTCCAGAGATCCCAAACCTTTGGCGTGGGCGTCATCTGCTTCACCCGCATCGGACCCTGGGCGGTGGTGATTTCCCGGTATGGACTCCAAGGAAGTGCTTCGAGGGTTTGGATCAGCTCGTTGCTCATCCGACTTGCCCCCATCCAAGGTTGAGGCTCTTGCATCGTTCGCGCGTGATCACGATTGTTCCTTTCGGTATGATGGCTTCGCGGACGTCCCGTTGCTGGTCCTTGAGCGGCTCGCCGTCCGGAGGGCGCACGGCGAGCACCGCGGCGTATTCGCCTTGCTGGTGCTTCAGGCGTCCCCACATGGCTTTTTCGTCGGATTCGGTCCAGACCCTGGCGGGGATCTGGTGTAGGCTCGTGCCGTCTGGCATGAATACCCTCTCCTTGGCGCTACAGACCCCGCACAAGGCGTCGCGCCCCCAGAACGAGGTATCCAGCCTCCAGACGCTCTTCTCGTCCAGGATGCCCTTCTGGGCGCCCTGGATGTCGCTCATCTTGGTTATGGTGGTCAGGAACTCGAAGATCCACCAGTTATGGCAGATCGGGCACCGGATGTTGAAAATCACGATCGCTGGCTTGGCGCCCTGGCTTGGTTGAGGTGTTGGTGTGCCGATTCGGAATGGCCGCTTTGGTTCGAAAACCTCGACTTCGTCGATTGCGATCATCTGTTCGACCTCTTGGTTGGCCAATTCATCATGAATGATCCTGACCCTTTATCCTCTTTGAGGCGATCGATGATTCTTGCCCCTACTGCTGTTTCGAGCGCCTGGCCCATCAGGTTCGAAATAAGTATTGTTGGCTTGAGCATGTCGTGTCTTCCGCAAAACACTGCATTCAGCATTGTGCGTTCATGATCTGTCCCAAGCCCTGAACCAATTTCGTCAATCACAAGGAGCTCGGTATTCACGAGATCTTGGATTACCTGGCGCTCGCTTTTCCCATTTCCGTCTCCGTATGTCTCACGGACTGCCTGGGCCACGCCTGTTGCGGTTTGGTACTTTGCCTTGCCTGGGCTCTTGATCTCCCACGCGTGGATCGCTGCGATGGCTAGGTGCGTCTTTCCTGTTCCCGGGGACCCATACAAGAGGATCGACGCTGTGGTGTTTCGTGCAACAAGATCTTCGATTGCCGTCTTGGGGATTCGCTGGTCTTCGGTCTTCACGATGAATGAATCGAAATCCATCCCAATGAATCTTGGCTGTAATCCTGTGGCCGCGATTCTTGCCCATGCATCCTGTCGAGTCTTCTCTTTTATTTCTTTTTCCGCCTGCTTCCAATCTGGGCGCAATTCTATTTCTGCGAGGAGATTGGTGTATTTGCTCGTCGATGGCTCATCGCCATTCTTTATGGCGCGTTCGAGATTGCACCCAGTTTTATCCCAGTCGATTGCTGTTTGATTTGTGAGTTCCATTATCGGTTTACATCCGAGCTTAACGGTTTACTGTTTTCGTAATCGGAATGCGTGAAAAGGAATCGCTGATCTCCTGGCAAGCCTTTCCCTTTCCGCTTCCAGGTCTCAGGATCATCCGTCCAGCGCCCCTTGTTCATCCAGGTGGCGCACATCGGGGTGAACTGGTCTCGGTCTTCTTTGGGCCACTCCGCGACAGCTGTGGCGTAGAGTTGAACCTTTTCCAGGAGCACGGCTGGCTCGATGGTCTTGAGGGCCTTCTCGATCGCCTTGAGTGCGTCGATCTTGGCGGCCTTCATGGGGTAGGCTTGGTAGATCGTCTCGATCGCTGGGTCGGCAATTTTTGCCGGCTTCGGACAAGCGACCGAAGGGAGCGTTATTTGTTGTTGTTCTTGTGGCTGTGGTTGTGGTTGTGGTTGTGGTTGTGGTTGCATATGCTTTGCAGGTGCATTGGATGTGCTATGCATATGCAATGCATCATCGCCTTTCTTGCTCCAGCGAGTATTTGCGGCCCCTGCTCTCTTCTCGTAGGCTTGGCACGCTTTTTCACGTTCTTGGTCGATGCGCTTGTTGTGGTAGCCATCAGCATCGAGGATGAAGAATTCACCAAGCACTGCATCAGCTATGCATATGCTTCGCTCATCCATTGCATGTGCAATGCTCATGCATTGCATGCGGTCCGGGGGGAGTGATCCCTTGGTCCAACAGCGCATCAGGAAGAGCAGGTACACTCCGTGTCCGGTTGCGTCCAGGTGCGAGGTGTCTGCCAAATAGTCGCCGACGTAGAGTGGCATCCATCCTCGTGAGCTCAACTTGTGCCCTTTCGAAAAGTCGGCCCTCCTGGAGCCCGGGTCGACTTGCATCCCCGCATCCAGTGGCGAGGGCAGGGCGTCCAGGAGGGCTTTTCGTTCGTTGCGGTAGGAATCGACGCCTACTGCGTGGAGAGAATCTACTTCCTGGTCCTGGATTTGCAAAGCAGAACGGCGACCAGGGCCACTAACCGTTCCACTCCGTGGTTCGATCGTTCCCGGCCGCCGAGGCCCCCACCTGGGGGCTTTCAGACGATGGTCTTGTGCTCGCAGAGCTCCTCGGCGCGCTTTGCGTATCCGCCGATGTCGCGCCAGTGGTCGTCGTGCTCGTTGTCGCCGGCGAGAATCCTGGCTGCCTTGTGCAGGATCATGTCCAGCGCCTCGCGCTGGTGTGCCGGGAGGGTTTCCCAGCGCTGGAGTAGGTGCTCGCGGGTTTCATCGCTGATCTCGACGATCCGACCGCGTGCGGTCTCCTTGAGGCTCTGGGCGATGTCCGCCTGGATCTTGAATTCCCCATGGACCTTCTTGCGGTCGGCGAGAAAGCTGGGTTTCGTTTCGGTTTTCTTCGTGGCCATCGGGCCCTCCTTGGTGTTGTGGTGTGGATCAGGGGTGGAGAGGCGGGGGTAAGCCCCCGGCATGTCCTCTCCATGCGAGCACCTTCCCCCGCGGCAGTGCTCTCCCCCAATTTCAAAGGCGGCTGAAGATGACTTCCATTCCCAGCGCGCGCTGTTCTTCTTCGACTCGTGTCGCCTCGTTGTCTCTGCGGATGAACAGCGTGTAGGCGATCTCCCCGGGTTTGCGCGCGAGGATCTTGTAGATCTGGGTTCCGTTGCTCGGGCCCAGGGCGCGCACGCGCTCTTTCTGGGCCAGAGGCTTGATCCCGTGCTTCGGGTTCCCGCTCATCCTGCCTTGTCGGCTCGCTCGATGGCGGCCTTCTCAGTGAACTGCTCAGGGAACCGCAGGCGCAGCTTGTCGATATTGCCCTTCAGGACCTCGTTCTCGAAGGAATCCCAGTCGCCGGCGCGGTGCACTGCGGCGCCCATGGCGTCGCACCAGGCGTTGAGCATTTGCACATCCGAGATCGGCTTGCCGTACATCAGCCACTTCTTCAGGTGCTCGGCGAGTTGCCCGACGCCCTGGACCATGTCGTTGGCCCAGTAGTTCCCGAAGTTGTCCTTGCAGAGGTAGAGGCTCATGTCCCACTGCATGGCGCGTGCCACCAGGGCGCCGTACCAACAGAAGTCGCCGATTTCCTCGAGGATTTCGTAGAGCTTCCCTGTCTCGGTGGCCAGCTTCAGCTCGCCCATCTCGCCGACCATGCCGAGAATCCCATGGATCAGGTCGTTGGACCTCTGGGTGTCCATGATGTGCGCGGTGGTTGTGAGAGCGTTGGATCCTCCGATCAGGATGCTCTGGACTCGGCAGATCGTTTCCTGGCTCTGGTCCTTGGCGGTGCGCTGGGCTTCCTTCGCGTAGGTCTTGAGGTCCATCAGGGCTCCTCCTCTTCGGCTGTGGGCGGCTCGATGGTGGGCATCTCGGGATGACTGTCGTCGGCCCGCTCGAGGTCCTCGGTGGTCATGGAATCCGGGTCGACGCCCTGGTTCCCGGTGTCGTCGATCGTGGCCTTGGTTTCCTCGCCGGTTTCGTCGTCGCCTTCCGTCTGGCCCTCGATGCCGAGCTCCACCTTCAGAGCGTCTTCCTCGAAGGTCTGCCGGTCGAAGTCCGGCGAGTTCTTGAAGGTCATCTCCAGCCAGGCGTCCCGGTCGTCGCAGTTGATGGCGATTTCCGCGAGGTGCATCCTGCGCTTCTGCAGGTACTTGGGGAAGGTGCTGGCTGCCCGGAACTCGTTCTTCTTGTTGGCCTCGGCGTGTTCCTCGCTGGTCATTTCGTACCAGGCCTTGCCCTCGTTGTCGCCGGTGGAGATGAAGGGCTCGGTCACCCAGATCGGCTCGTCGATCTTCAGGAAGGCCCAGGGGTTCTCGGCTTCGAGGTTGAAGAGGCCTTCGCCGTCGGTCTTCTGGATCTTCACCTTGGCGTGCGGGTCTGTCTCGGGTCCCGCCCATTCCGTTTTCACGATGACGTAGCCGGCCATGCTTTTCAGCGCCTGGTCCGCGGTCTCCTTGAACTGGAGGCGCTGCTTGACGACGATGCTGCCCATCTTCTTGAGGACCATGGACTGCATGGCGCTCAAGCTGAAGGTGTTGGCTGCGGCGCTGTTGAAGGCGTCCTTCTGCTCGACCCTGGCGCCGAGGTAGATCTCGTGGCGGAACGCTTCGATGAAGTTTTTGACTTCATCGAGTATCACCTGTTTTTGGTCTTCCGTTTCCATCCACGCCTTGATTCCGATCTGGATTCTGATCTTCAAGGCGACGTAGTGCTTCCAGAGGCCGAGACAGATTTCGTTCTTCGTGCGATTGCTCATGGGGTTTCCTTCAGCGCGGCGATGGTGATGGTGATTCGGGGCTCGTCCGCTGCCCAGATCTTCTTGGTGAAGTTGTCGGTGATCCGGTTGTCGTTTTCGAAGAAGGTGCCCTGGAGGGAGTCCCAGACGATCTTCTCTGCGTTGTCGTTGTCGATGGGCTTGGTGCAGAACCAGGAGCACTTCTTCGGCTTCTGGTACTCCAGCTTCAGCTCCACGAACAAGGGTCGTCCGCGTACCGCCTCGATCTCGGCCACTAGGCGCCTCTTGGCGGCGGTGGCGAGGATCTCGAACGTCTTGGCCCAGTCGAGCGTCTTCTTGTCTGTGTGGGCGTCCGCGCGTCCCGTGCGCTTGTTCACGAAGGCGCGAGGGCGCCCCTTCCCGCGCGCTTCGAGCGCGATGCGGAAGTGCATCCTCGCGGATTCGTCGATGAAGCCCGAGAGTTCCACCTGGTGGAGTTGTCCCATCAGGCGGCCGGCGGCGCAGCCGGTTTTGGCGGGGGCTGCGGGATGCCCATGACGTCGCGGACCTTCTTGATGAAGGTGCTGTACATCTGGAGTCCCAGGTCGGCCCACGCCTTGTTGAAGAAGTCGCCCGGCATCTTCATGATATTGTGCATGTCGGCGCCGAGTTGAGCTTCGCACATGAACTGCAGCACGCGCGTCTCGTTCTGGATGAACTCGAGCCGCTTGTCGGCCGGGAGCAGCATGTCGACGAAGATCTCTTTCGACATGAAGATGCCGCGGTCGGCGCTCGAGTAGTTGCCCAGGTTCATCTTGTTGGCGGCGTTCGCGGTGATGGTCATCTTGGCGAAGCGCCAGGCCTGGATTTCCTTGAGCTGGAGCTCCACCGCGGACTGGTCGACTTCGGTGGGCTCTGGATTGGTGGGTGGGTTGCTGGTGTCGAGCGGGGTGCTCGGGCTGGTGGCGTGTTGTTCGTTCATGGGTTCCTCTGGGTGATGCGTTTCTTGAGAGCCTCCAGGCCCTGCATCTGCCTGGCCTGGAGGATCGCGTCTTCTCTGCTTGTCGCGATGACGCGGGCCGTGAATTTTCGGAATGGTGAGAGGAGTCGATCCTCGCAATTTCCCAGGTGCGCTTTCCAGGTCATGTGCTCGTAGTTTCGATCGGCGTCCTGGAGATACTCGATGGTGTACCAGTGCGGGCGCGGCGCCCGCACCTGGGCCCTGTCGCGCAGGACCTTGGCCTGCTGGCCGGTCACTCCTCGTCGCTCGACTCGGGCTCGATGGTCTCCTTGGACTGGTCGACGTTCGTGAGGAGTGCCTGGCGGGCAGTCTCGCGGCGCATGGCCGTGTCCTTCTTCATCCGCTCGATCCAGAGGCGGATGTTGGCGGGTTCGCTCCCGCCCCATCCATTGGGCGCCTTGGTGTCGGCGAAGACGATGTTGCCCAGCTTGTCGACGAAGCAGACGCCGTAGCGGTCGTCTTTCCCCGTTTCCCGCTTCTTCCAGGTGTAGCCCATCAAGGAGGCTTCTCGGGAGATCCGCTTGTAGACGCTGTCCATCATGTCGGGCTGCCAGGTGGACCCGATCTTGGTCGGCTTTCCGTTGGAGTCCGTCCCCATGATGGGAACTTCCTTCAGGTGGGCCAGGACCACGATGTGGCATGGGAGCCCGAACAAGGCCTGGGTGATGTCCAGGATGTCGTTGGAGGCGGCCCCGTGCTTCTTCAGGGTCATGCTGTTGGCATTGCCGCCGGCGGTCTTGTCGCGGGCCTGCTGCTGGGTGTAGGTCGCGGTGTCCCAGACGATGGTCCGGATCTTCTTCTCCGCGATCTCCTTGTCGCGCAGGAGGGCGATCTTGTTCATCATGGAGGTGCGCGGGTCCGCGTAGTTCACGCGGAACACGTGGACGCCCGCGTCCTCGAGCCCCTTGATGTCCGCGTCGCCCCCCATCCGGTCCGAGTAGAGGACCTGGATGTTCAGTTCGCCGGTGAGGGTCAGGAAGGTCTTCCCTGTGCCCACTTTGCCGGCCAGGACGATGCGCTGCCATTCCTCGTTCGCCACTGCGTGCAGGACGGCTTTCGGTGCTTCGTTCATGCTCTCTCCGTTCGATGTGGAAAGGGGCGCGCTGCGTGCTCTGTACGCGTCGCGCCCCGGTGATGCGAACCTAGTTCTTCGCCTTGCTGGGTGTCACCTTCAGGACCCGGATGGTCACGGGTTTCTTGTGCTTGGACTTCATGGTCTCGACGACCTGGATGGCGACCTGGAGTTGCTCGTCGGCCGCGGCTTCGTCCTTGTCCACCACGGTTCGGTTCTGGTTTCCGAAGTTGATGCTGAACAGCGGATGTTTGACCTTCTGCGTGTCGCCCAGGATGTGGCGCAGCGTGTTGGCCGCGAGCACCTTCTTGGCTTCCCAGACGTCGATGTGCTCGGAGGCCTCGATGTGGGCTGTCGCCCACTTCACGATCTCGTCGCTCGGAGGGATCTCGGATCCGTCGGTCTTGCCGTGCATCGCGATGATGGCGTCGGTGGTGGCGTCGCTGTCGTCGGGTGGTGGCATCTCGCCGCGCTCGAGGGAGTCCTTGAACGCCTCCACCTCGCGGCGGATCTCCTCGCAGCGCAGGAGGTCTCGCCAGACCGTGTAGACCTTCAGCCGGTTTCCGCCGATGAGGGCGAGGAGAAGGCTGCAGGGGCGGCCCATGGCGTCGAGTTGGTTCTGGACCTGGTCGTAGTAGTCCTCGGGGATGTAGGCCGTCCCCCAGGCGTCCTTCTTGTACTCCGAGACGTTCTTGATCTCGGTCGGGATCCACCAGGGGATCGTGCTGATGTCGTGGATCTTCAGCGCTTCGCTTCCCTTCGGATCCAGGAAGAGGATCCGATCGGGCGAGACCACGTTGAAGGGCATCAGTGGGTGCGCGATGCCGATTCCCATCGGGTCGACCATGTGGCCCACGTTGGAGTGGATTATCCCGAAGGCCTTGGTGATTGGGTCCTCCATGAGGTTCCCGAACATCTGGTGCTGCAGGACTTCTTCGTCCAGAGGGATCAAGCCCGCCTTGTCGCACCAGAGCGAGTAGGCGCTGGCGTACTTGGAGGTGCCGATGATGGCGGGCACGTCGCTGGCGCCGATGGTCTGGCGGCGCGCTTCCAGCCAGAGGCGTCGCGTGTCCTCGGGGCTGGTGCCGATCAGCTTCTGCCGGATCCTGCTGGGGTCGATGACTGGACACTGAGCCAGCTCTTCCAGGGTGGGGAGGTGAATCCCCTCGCGGACGTTCATTGTCTGCCTTTCCTGTATGGCGATGGATCGTTTCTGCCTGATAGATGTGGTTGCTTCCTGCTTGAGGCGCCGTCTTCCGGTACCATGAGCCCCGCGAAGAATCCGATACCCATGCCGAAGATCAATCCAAGCGTGGTAGCGAAGATGTAGGCGGCGATGTTCACTTGACGGTTCCCTGTTGTTCGAGGTTGTCGATTGCCTGTTGCAGTGCCGCCCGTTCTGGCGTCTCCTGCTTCAGGACTTGGAATCCGTAGACGAAAAGCGTCCCGCTTTCCATGCGGTAGCATCTTGTCGCTCGGTTGATCTGGGTCATTTGGAGATCGGCGATGATCTCGTAGTGGCGGCCGATCCTGATTCCTTTGATGGATGGCCTTGCGAGCCACCAGGCGGCGCGCAAGAGCCATCCGATGATCCGGATTCTCCAGGGCCGCCCGAGGATGGAGTAGTTCGCCTTACACCTGCATTCCTGCGGGGTGCCGCGTGGGGGCTTTGACCGCTGTTTCGTCCTGCTCGCTTTCGGTGCTCTTCCCGCATTCGGGATTCGAGCACTTCATCCGAGGGATCACGTTCTCGTGGTAGTTGTCGTCGTCGTAGCCACCGGTCCGCTTTTCCTCGTGCTCGCAGAACTGGCACTTGTACTTGCCGGTGAAGTCGCGACGATGTTGGTCGAGTTTGGCGATGAGGATCATGTCTTGTCTTTGGTTGAAGAAAAAAGAAGGCCGTCCCCATTCCAGGTTCTGGTTGCCCAGGATGCGCTAGCTCATCCTGACCTTCTTGCTTGTCAATTCCTGTCAGAATGGCAAATCGTCGTCGGCTCCGGCCTGGACTCCGTTGGGAGTTCCGCGGGGGATTTCGCTGCCGCCGAAGTCGGGGTCGCTGCCTCCGCGCTGTCCTTCGCCCTGATGCTCGCCGTTGTTGCGGTTGGCGCCGTCGAGGAACATGACCGTGTCGCCGAGGACTTCGGTCGCGTAGCGCTTGGCGCCCGTAGCCTTGTCGTCCCAGCTGCGGGTCTGCAGTTTGCCTTCCACGTAGACCTTGGAGCCCTTGCGGAGGTACTTCTGGACCGTCTCGGCCAGCCCGCGCCAGACGACGATGGTCACCCATTCCGTCCGCTCCTGCTGCTGGCCGCTGTCCTTGTCCTTCCACCGTTCGGTGCAGGCGACGCGGAAGTTCGCGACCGTTGCCCCTCCCGGCGTGGACCTGACCTCGGGGTTGGCCCCGAGGTTTCCGATGAGCATCACTTTGTTGAGGGAGTTGGCCATTATAGGCCTCCTTGTTCTTGTTGTTGTACCCCTTGTTCAATCGGCCAGGGGCGGCGCCTTCAAAATCAAAAGGCGCCCGCCTCGGGCCCCTTCTCTGTCGTCATTCGTCTCTGCCGTGGAAGCGCTGGTTTTTCACCTGTTGCGCGAATTCGTGTTGGTGCGCGACGCTTGCGTGGTAGCCTTTCATAGTGATCTCCATGTCGGCCAGGCCGTCGTTCTTGGTGGCGCGCTCGATGCCGCGGTAGTTCTCGGCCACCATGCCGCGGATCAGGTTGCTGTCGTTGTGGAGGAGCAGGAAGACCATGCTCTCCAGGATGGAGATGAGCTGGTCTTCCTTGGTGCGCTTTTTCCTTGGCCACTGGAGCCAGGTGATCAGCGTGAGCATGATGGCCCCGAAGGCGATCGACGTGATGTTCCATGCGGTCACTTGGTTGCTCCTGTGAGTTTTTGCAGCCACTTGGAGGCCGCGATGCTTTCGCTGACACCGGCGTCGAGTTCTTCCTGGAAGGACGTCTCGACGAACCGGGCCCAGGCGTCGTTCTTGGTGCTGGTTTTCTCGATCTGGGCTTCCAATTGCTGGGTGATGGCGTTTCCGGACATGGCGATTCCTTTGGCTTGCCCGACATTGGGCGGCTCACCGTGTGGATGCCGCCCAGTGTCGTTTGGAGGTACATTGAATCGCATGGCCTACGCAACCTCTTCCGACCTGACCAATGCGTACTCGGCGTCCCTCCTGGGGCGCCTGTGCGTCCGGGCGGATGATCCGGTGCCGCTGGACCCGGCCGTCCAGGATGCCCGGGTCGCCGCCGCTCTCGACGGCGGCTCGGGTGTGATGGATGGCTACTTCCAGGCGGGCTACAACGTGCCGGTGCAGACGTCGGTGCCCTCAGGGCTGACTTCCCTCCGGGATTGCTGCTGCGTCCTGGCTGTTGCCACCCTGGTGGGCCAGAAGGGGTACGTTCGCGGCTCCGAGGACGAATCCCTGATGGTCCGTGCGGAGACCTGGCGCGCCTGGTTGCGGGACGTATCCAAGGGGATCGTCCAGATCCCGGGCGCTTCGGCTTCCGATGCCAATTCGACTGGTTCGGCGCCGCGCACGGCATTCCTCGTCTCCAGCAAGTGCCGCTACATCCGGAACGTCGACCGCCGGTTTCGCTGATGCCTGTCGACCAGGTCGACGATCAGGCGGATGACGAGGAGGAGCACTGGTCCTTGCGTGGGGAGAAGGCCGCCCTCATGGCGGGCTATACGTTGCGCATGGCCCAGGAATGGCACCCTGGCAACATGCCGGGTCCCACCTCGGTCAATCAGACGCTGGACCAGGGCCAGGTTGATTCGCTGCGTGGGATCACCCGCACCTCGATCCTGAATCTCCAGGAGGAGTTCCACCGGGTGCCGCCGGCCGTGCAGTTCTCGCCGGAGACGGACAGTACGGACGCATTCTTCACGATCGAGGGCCAGCGCGTCCAGCGTGGGGACACGCTCTCCTTGAGCTTCGAGGAGGCCTTGCGGGCTGCCTCGGAGCTGGAGCAGCACTTCGGCAAGGACCGTGTGGCTGGCGTCCCTGGCCCTGCCCTGCCTGCCTTGAAGAACGATCAGATGTTCCGGCCCGGTGTGCTGGCTGGCGATCTCCTGTTCCACCCCCAAGCTCTTGGTGAGGAGGAATTCTTCTCCCCCCAGGAGCTGAAGAACCAGGACCAGTTCAAGGCTGGCCAGCTGAAGAACGAGATCGAGTTCGGCGCCTTCGACGAGAAGGAGGATGAACTCAAGATCCCCGGTCTGCCGAAGCGGAACGCAACCCTGGTGGACTCGCTCTCGATGATCTCGCTCCTCGCCCAGCCGCAGCCTCTCCGGATGCAGGATGTGGACAGCGTCTTCGCGCGTGTCGGCCGGAAGGATGGCTTCGCCGCGGCCGCGTTCGGGAACGCGCCGGCTTCTCTTCTCCTGCCGGCGACGGCCGACGAGGTGAAGCGGATCTTGAACCACGAGATTGGGGTGGATCTGACCTTCCAGGGCTACGACTTCGCGCGGCCGGCGGACATATTCCAGAGCGAGGGCAAGCGTCCGGCACTGGACCCCGCCCGTGAGAAGCTGGTCCGCCAGACGGTGGCCTGGGCCACAGCCATCGCGACGACCCATGGGCTGGACGAAGATGGCCGTCTCGATCTCCATGCTCCAGGTGGCTTCGACTGGATCAGCAAGTCCTACCGGACCCCGTTGACCGGTGTCGCGGAGCAGGCCGGCCGCGTGCGGGCGGCCGTGGGCGATGTGGTCTCGCCGTACATGCTTGACTTCAAGGATCCCCTCCTGGAGATCTTGTTTCCTGGGGCGACGCCCGCGCAGAAGGGCGAGCATCCGTTCCAGGAGTGGGGTCGGGATGCGACGAACTTCCTGCTGGGCTGGATGCTTCCGGGCTCGAATGTGCGGGATGTCACCGGGAACCACTGGCTCCCGGTGGATGGGATCAGGACCTCCACCTACCGGTCGATCGACAATTTCCGTAAGGAGATTGGCGCGCCGCAGATGGTGAACTTTCTGATGGATGATGGGATGATCCGGGCGGCCTCGATTGATCCTCACCCCATCAATATGGGGTACACGCGTGGCATGTTCGGGATGAACCCTTTCGGGAAGGAGCTCGATCGGTGGCCGTCGATCCGTGGCCAGCAGGCCGCGGGGGTGATCTCGAATCCTGTTCTCGGGCCGAAATCCACCTTGACCAGTATGCAGTTCTGGGGTGGCACCCTGATGGATCCCTATACCGGGCAGTTGGAGACCATCGAGCCGCTGTTCGTGTATCGGGGCATGAAGACCAACGAGAAGACCGGCAAGGTCACCCTGAATGCGCCCCATGTCTCGCTCCAGCAGCTTGACCATGTTGTCCCGTTGTCCTACGCCTGGCAGCATGGCGCCGAGCAGATGTTCGAGGAGGCCTATCGGTTGTTCGAGGAGGCCGGCCCGCTTCCTTCGAAGAAGGGTGATTTCAGGCGCCTGATGCTTCAGAATGAGCTGGTGATCGGTTCTGGCGGCCTTGCGACCATCGACTTCGCCTCGCTCTCTCCGAACTCTCAGAAGGCCCTCCGGATGATGGAGGCGATCTCGCGGATCGGGTACGCCGCGAATCCGAGCCAGTACGCGCTGGTCGCTGCTGCCCTGAACCAGGCGAAAGGTGATAAGGGGCCGAGCCAGTGGACTCCCTTCGCGTGGGCGCGCAACCAGTTCGAGCACAACCTGAACAAGGCCTACGTCGACCGGTGGCGCGCAGTGATTCCCGATGGCCGTCGTGCGATGGAGGGTGTCCTTGGCAGGGCGCTCCCCGACTACCTGGCGGTGAGCCGGCCGGATGAGCTGGCCATGCGGCGCATTGAGCTGGGACTTGACCGGGCGAACCGGTTCGAGCGGCCGTTCACCGAGGCCTACGTCCGCTACATCGATTCTCCGGACCTGACCGAGAGTTCGCTCTACCGGTCGATCCGTGGGACGATGGTGGTGGGGGAGTACCAGTTCGCTACGAAGCTGGCGCTCTGGTCCCTGATCCCCTGGAGTCAGGCGTACCTGGTTGGCCGCGACTACCTCGCGCGTGGCGTCTGGGCGCACCTGTTCCCTCGGCACGATGACCCCTGGAAGTCCACTCAGCTGTGGACTGCGGAGGGCCGTGCCACGGCGTGGGCCCGCTCGAAGAGCTTGGGCAACTGGTTCCGAGGCCGGATGGCGGGCGTTCCGCTGAATGGGATGTCGGAGCCGGCGCTCACCGGCGACGCGGCGATCTTCACCCTCCATGACCTGGTGCGCTCGGGCCGCACCGAGGAGCTGGTGCACAGCGCGACGGGCGAGGTGCTCTCGCGCATGATTGGGAAGACCTACCTGGCGCATCCTGACCAGGTCCTGCGGTATGTCCGCGGGGACCGGGCCGCCTTCGGGGAGGACCGGGCCCGCGGCCTGAAGCCCTACGAGACTGGCCGGATCCAGGGCATGGCCGACGAGGTCCGCTCGCGGTACCTCGCTTACCTGGAGACGGGTGACGAGTCTTTCCTGCCGAAGGGTGGCCAGGATTTCCAGGGGCTGACGGCTCCTCAGCGGGCGCACTGGACGGGCGAGCTCTCGATGCTTGAGCGAGCCCAGGATCGTCTCCTGGCTGTGGGCCCGCAGCGGCCTTCGGATCTGGCCTCTCTGGAGTCCAGGTACGTCAACCGGGATCTCCTGCGCGCAGTCCGTCGTGGTGTGGTGGAGGAGTACCAGGTTCTGAGCGAGTCCCAGGTGGGCCGCGAGTTGCTCGAGGCGATTCCCTTCTACCAGGAATTCGTGGAGGCGGTGAGGCATGGGAAGGCGTCCGAGGCCGTTTGGCTGTTGAGCCGGCAATTGGCCATCAAGGGTGCCGACTACTCGGCGCGTGCGGCGCTGGGCACGGGCCGCGGGCTCGCGAACTTGTTGCCCCAGAACTTCCTTCCCATCCTGACGATGGAGGGCCTGGCGCTGGACCTGGGCAAGTTGACAGGCACGACTGTGGCGAAGCCGTTTCAGATTGGAGTGAAAGACTTTAAGACTGCTGGATTCAAGGATGTTTTTGATTGGATTAAATCTGTGCGAAATAATCAATCAAAAGAGGCTCGTAGTCTTATTGCTTCGATTCGTGATATGCGTGCTGGTCTTGAGTCGACTACGCAAGATGCTATTAAATTTGCCGAATTATATCGTCCGATCTTAAATCAGGCGGCAGTTTACCCGCGTGGATTCTCTCGAGTGACGTATGGATTACATAGTCGATCCTTCCAATTTTCTCTTGCTCCTGCTGTTGAGGATGCACAAGCGTATGACGCCTGGGCTGAAGGCAATCGACAGTGGCTTGCTGGTATCCATGAGAAAGCGCAACTTGAGTCTACTCTTGGTGAGCGCGCACTTTATGCTCGTGTGAAAGCGTCTCTTATTAAGAGTGGCGTGACTCCTGTTGATGCGGCGAATCGTGCGCGGTACGCTTTTCGACAAGATCATATCTCAGAGGATCTTCAGCATTTGCTTATGGAGAATGGAGAGTACTATTTCGATCCTTCTTTGCGTCGTCTTGTGCCCCGGTATGTAGCGTCAGATCCTTTGCGATTTGGTGGTGCGTTTGGTGAAGCGTCTTACGCTCCTACTCGCGAATGGGCTTTGGTCCGCCGGTATCATAGTACCACAGAATTCCATGGCGTTAGGCTCATTGCTGGTGAGATCCCGCGCACTGGTGCCTGGGAGGTTGATCGTCGTACTGGCAAATGGGTAAAAGCTACTCCTGAGCGCGGGTTTAATGAAACATTTTATGTTGCAAACTTTGATGAAGTTCATGTTCCAACAGAAGGTGCATCGCTTCCTCCTGGTGGAATCTGGCGGCCTCATGCAGGGACATTTGGCCGTAGCGAAGATCTGAGGGCCAGTATTTATGCGCAAATTAGAAACGATCCTACTGCTACTCCTGGATTATATGAAGGCCCAATTCAATATGGTGGTCGCGAAAAGATTCGGACTTTTAATTCATTAACTCCAGAGGTTCAGGACCTTCAAAAGCGATTAGACCCTGCTCAGATTCCATCTTATGAACTTCGCGAACGTATTTTTCAACCGCTTCCTGATGATGTTCTTGATTCTTATTTTAAGAAGATGAATGAGCCTCGTGCCATCGGTGATTATTTTGAGGCGCAGATTCGTGAAGCTGAAGTTCGGCTTCGTCGAGTTTGTCAGCTTCGGAATCAATGGGCAGAATTGATGTCTGATTCTCCTTTACGATTCCATGACGTCCAAACTGGAAGTGCTGTTTCGCGATGGGCTTTTCAGCACCCCTTGGCTACTTCTCGAATTTTCAGTGCTGCTGCCTTGCCTGGCAAGGCGATGGAGGTCGTGCGGGCGCCTTTCGTTTTCCATGACGCCGTGGCTGCCCGTGTGGCGGCCGGAAGGTTCCTGCGGCCTGTGGGCGCCATCCTGGGGGGTGGTCTGCAGGCCTTGGGTTTCGTGGAGTCCTGGGCGAGGTTCCGGCACGCATCCTCGCTGGCTGGCCGGCCCTACGACTCGCTGACCATGGACCAGCGGGCGGAGCTTGAGGCCTACACGGAGCCGACGACCAAGGACCTGGTGATCCACACCTTCCTGGACATGGGCGCCCCTATCACGCCCAAGAGCCTGTTCTCGAAGTGGGGCGCGGCCGGGGCGGCCATGGCTGGAGGGAACCTGATCGGCCAGACGCTGGCCCTTGGCCGTGCGATGCAGGACACCGGTTTCGCGAACAGGCGCCTCCAGCGCCTGGTCGGCGATTCGGCGACGGTCCAGGAGCAGGCGCGGTACGCGTCGCAGATCCAGGCTCGGCGCGCTGTGGGGCTTCTCCAGTCGGAGACCAGCTTGCGGTCGATGTTCAACGTTGTGGACACCGGCTCCTACTTTAGCGCCATGCGGGACTCGATCGCCTCGAATGGCGACGTGGTCGCGAAGCAGAAGATGGCGAAGAAGATCGAGGCCCAGCGCCAGGCCTGGCGGATGATCCCGGTCCGGGATTCCCTGGGCTACGAGACCACGAAGACCCGGTTTGGGAAGACGATCGAGCATCCCTTCCAGCAGGCGCCGGAATTCGTCTCCGATGTCTCATTGGTGGTCACCGGCCGGGCTGGGGCCGCCAAGTTCGACACCCTGAATGCCGTCCCGGCTGCCGCGCGCCTGGTCGTTCGCGATCGGGACGACCGTCTCCGCCGTGCCGCAGAGAAGATCCGCCACGACGAGTCCATCGCGCGCATCGAGCGTGTAGCCAAGGAGGGCTCGCTCTGGAAGTCGATGCTCCTGGAGGTCCAGATGGCCAAGGAGGACTTGCGGCGCCCGAAGGGGCGCGCCCAGGATTCTGCGGATGTCGCCCGGGACCTGCAGGTCCGCCGGCAACTTCGGGCGCGATGAGGTAGATTCCAGGAATGGCCCACAACGATCCGCATCCGATCTTCGTCAAACCCTGCAAGGACGCGATCAAGGCGGCCCTCGTTCTGGCTGGGATTGGAGAGCTGGACATCTCCTACAGCTCGATCGAGCGGAATGGGCCTACCGGCGCGCGCGTTCTGAACAGCCAGAAGATCCCGCCGGTCATGAACATGGCCGGGGATCCCCCGAATGGTGGGGTTCGATCTTCCTGGCGCGGGGATGACGGCCAGCTGCGTGTCCGCTCGAAGCGGTTCGACCTGATCCTCCACTTCGACGTCACGATGTGGTCGGAGAAGCTGTCCGAGGCTACCCAGTTCTTCTTCGATTTTGCCCGTCATCTACCGAGATCTATCACCGATGCGATGCCTGCTTCTGGCTTGGCGGTCCAGCCGGCCGACGAACATGGGATGCCGATTCTCCTCACGATGCTCATGCCGATCCTGCCGGACGACACCACCAACACGGCCAAGCAGTACAAGGCGACATGTGTGGTCCGTGCTGATGGCGGCCTCTGGCTCGACAAGCAGGCGACCGTCGCGGTCACGCCGGTGATTACCGTTTCCAGCACACTGCTTCCGTGATCTACCTTTCGCGCAGGGGGAATCCATGACCACACCGCTTCTGCCGAACAGCTTCGTCAATTTCAAGGACGGGCAGCTTCCGAAGGGTCCGTCCGGATCGGGGATTTTCGTCTTCGTCGGCGTGGGCAACGGTGCAGCGACTCCTGGCGTGGTGACTGCAGTCAACTCTCCCAACGATGTCCAGCGCCTCTTCGGTGTCGGCCCGCTGGCGCAGGACCTGGTCACCTTCTTCCTTTCCGGCGGGAGTTTCTGCTACGCCATCCAGCTCGCCTCGACCACTCCAGGATCCGCAGGAGCAGTCACCATCGGAGCCTTCACGGGCCTGACGGTTTCCAGTGCAGCCGGAACTTTGCTGGCGGATTGGGACATCCGGGGGCGCATCGTGGTCGGTGGCGCCCTGGGGATCGCCCAGGCCATCTACTCGTTCGATGGTGGGAGCACCTGGGGTTCCCCGCAGGTCCTCCAGACCGGCGCGAACAACGTGGTCGGCTACGGTAACTTCAACCCTGGGATCCAGATCACTCCGACTGCGTTGACCTATGCGGTCGATCCGAATCCGGTGGGCACCGCTTCCAGCCAGGAGTTCGCCGTCAAGATCACGCCACCGTCTGCGCTGACCTCGGCGTTCACGGCGGCGATGGATACGGCGATCCAGGATCCCTCGCTGTTCTTCAACACCTTCCACCTCTCCGATCTTCCCTCGGACGTCCTGCTCACGGCCGCCGCCCTTGCCTCCTACGCCGCGACGCTGGCGGGGAAGCTGGATGATGCCGCGGTGACCTGGTTCAAGTTCATCTACCTGGTCATGCAGACGCCCGCGCAGACCACGGGCGCGCTGGCCGCCACCTTTATGCGTGCGGTGCGGGCTGCATTCGCCCACAACCGGATCCAGATCTGTTGCCAGTCGATGGTTGTCAAGTCTCTGGGTGGCCAGTACATCATGCCGGTCTCGGCGGTTGTGGCGGCCCGTCGGTCTCTCCTGGATCCCCAGAACGACCTCGGGATCGTCTCGGCGGGCCAGCTTCTGGCGATCGTGTCCTTCCCGCCCACCGGATGGAGCACCTCCGACGTGATCGCGTTGGACCAGATCCAGAACAACGTGACGGTCCGCCAGATCTTTGGTGCAGCCGGGTTCTTCTTCACGAATGGCTGGATGTCGAATCCCTCGAGCGACTACTCGAAGGATGCCTTCCGCCTGATCGCTGACCTGGTGGCGAACGACGTGCGCACCGCGGGCATCGCATTCATCAAGATGGACGTGGACCCTTCGGATCCTGCCGCTTCCGCCGGCCCTCTGCTCAATGTCTGCGCAGGCCCGTTGGACATCCGCGTCAAGCGGAAGCAGATGTCGAAGTACAGCCTCACGGTTCCATCCGGGCAGGATGTCCTGACGACCAGCACGCTGATCATCGAGGTCTCGATCAAACCCATGGCGTCCGCGTCGTGGATCCAGTTCAACGTGGGCTTTCAAAGCCCGTTCGCAGGGAAGTGACCCATGTCCATCCTTGGCCGCGCCTTCGATTGGGAATCCCTCTCGATCATGATGACCACACCTGTCCCGCTGTCCCTGTCCAACATCAAGTCGGTGGACTGGTCGGACACGCGTGGCATCACCCCGACCTACGGCGCCGGTGGTGCTCCGCACGGGTACGGCCGCCGGAACTATCGCGCCCAGGGCTCGATGGAAGTGGCGGACGAGACCTACGCCGCATTGCTCATGGCCGCCGCGGTCGTCGGTGGCATCTACAACCTGATCTTCAGCCTGAACCTCAAGTATGGGAGCAATCCCTACTCGACCGGCTACGACAAGATCCATAACACGATCCTGAACCAGTGCATCATGGCGCGCCGTGGCGGTGCTTCCCGCCAGGGCGTCTCGGAGGCGCGTATCATCCGGCTCGAGTTCGAGATCCTGGGTGGCGTGACCGACTTGGCCCTCTCCGAGCTGGCGGCCGTCCTGTGATCTCCGACGAGGTGAAGGCCGCTTCGGAGCGTCTCACAGGGATGGGCGAGCGGCACGTCGTGGTGGCAACCACGGACAGCGAGCTTCCGTTCGCCATCTTCAGCATCCCGACGCTCGGCCAGCTTTCCCAGTACGTCGCGCAGGCCGGTGACGCGAACTGCGGCCCGCTTCTGGCGGCCGTGGGGCTTGCACGCATCACCGGGCGATTCCCGGCTGGCGACGTGATCGAGGGCATGGTCCGGGCGCGGCCCTTCGTGGTGATGCGTGCTGTTCAGGTGCTCCTTCGGGAGCTCGGGCTGTCGGCCCGTGCGGAAAAAAAAAGTCTCTGACGGGACCTGAGCGGCTGGAGGTCTACATCCGCCGCTACCTTGGGGACTCGGTTGCTGACCGCCTGAATTCGTTCCCGGCGGACCAAGTTGATACGCTCATGGAGCAGGCGAGCCTTTCCAGAGCCTATCTTCTGGAGGATCTCAGGATGAGTTCACGGAGGGCTTGATGGGCGAGGACTTGGCGATTGGCGACATGGGTGCGGCCGATCCTTTTGGTCTTGCGATCGATGTTCCGGAGCCACAGCTTCAGGGTGCCGACGGCATGGACGCAGGTCTCGCTGGCCCTGGTGGCATCGGCGCCTCGCTGGCTGATGTTGGCCTTGCCGCTTCTGCGGCGCCGGTGAACGTGAACGATGGTGTCGCCGCGGCGTTCTCTGGAGACATGGACACCGTTTCCTTTGCCGGGGATGCCCTCGGCTCCATTCCACAGATCGAGGCTCCTGATGCTCCTGCTGGACCCGAAGCGTTTTCCTCCGAATCGTTCCCTGCTGGTTCACCATCCGCGTTCGCCTCGTCCGGTGTGGCTTCGCTCTCCGATGCTCCGTCCTCGCAGGAAGGTATTCCTGGGGGCCTGTCTGGGCTTCCTGGAATCGAGCCTCCCCTTCCGGCTTTTGCGGCGTTTGCTGGGGTAGCGACAGCTCCAGAGGAGTTCCTGGACCTCCAGATGGCCTTGAGCCCGCCACCGCCCTCGCAGGAGGGTTTCCCGGGGGCGAGCGATGCTCCGATGGCGGCGCCGGCCGATCGTCTCGCCTTGGAGAGTCCTGGAGGCTTTGGTGGGATGTCGATGGCCGCCATGGAGTCGATTAGCATGGGAGCCTGGGGCACTCCAGGTGCGGCCTCTGGTGCACCAGGCGCGGCTGGTGGCTCTTCGGGCCCTTCGATCCGGATCGAGAACCTTCATCTGCCGGCGACGTCTCCGAACGAGATGCTGGACCAGCTTCTCGCGACGGCACCTGACCTGACGAATGCTGACCTCTCGGGACTTGGGGCTGCCTGATGCCTCTGATTGACGGAAATCCGAATTCGAATGCGCCGGTCTTTCCGGATCCTTCTCTTGCCGGCTCGCTGGCTGAGAGTTTCGAGACGCTGGCTGTTGGGTTCGGGAATTCGATCAAGAACGTCGGGGACCAGCTCAACCTCACGAAGCCCGAGGTCGTCAAGCCGGGTGGTACGCCGTGGACGCCCTGGACCCCGCGGTCGGATCCCGCGATCCTCAAGGTCTATGGCCAGCCGCTTCCCGTGGGCATCGTTCTGACCCACTGCTTCGTGAGGGAGCGCGTCTCCTACCGGCCCTATCCGCTCTCGGCGGTCAGCTCAGTTCCTTTGGTCGCGACATTTCAGACGTCGCTCAAGCGCGATCCGAAGACCCTCCAGGTCATTGCATCGAATTCAACCATCAAGCTCAAGAAGGACAAGTTCGTCAGCGCGAACATGTCCGCTGTTC